TCATTTGCACTGATATTCCATTTATAAGCATCAACCCAAGGATCTTTCTCAGTAGATCTCTCAAAAGCTTCTTGGTACGCATGGCTCATCATCGTTCTTGCTAATCTACTAGCATTATAATCAACTACTTTATTACTACCTGGATAATCTCTTGCCCATCTATATGTTTTTCTTGCTTCCGGATTTACATACGCTTCAAGATCCTTGGCAACTTCGTACACGCCTTTATTTTGAGCAATTCCTCTTGCCACAATATTTTGACAATCCTGCTGTATTTTTTTATTTGCTCCCCATATAGCACTACTTAATGACCAATCACCTTGATATAATTGCCCTGATATTATTGTCTCAACTACATCGGTAGGAATATTGGAATACTTTCCGGTTATACCAGTAAATCCTAGCTCTTTAGCTCTTCTTATTTCCTCTTCCAATACAGCTTCTGCAGTCTTTGTCATTCCTGACTTAATATTGGATTCAATCCTACGATTTATCTTGCCAAGTTCATCTGCAAGTTGCTTTTGATATTCTCTCAAATACTGTGTTCTAAGTATTGAGCTTATATTTGTCTTATCTGAAAGATTCTCAATTCTTCTTGAATATTGATCAGCAATTTCCTGATACATTTCTCTTATTTGTTTTAGTTGCTGATTGGTGATAGCTTTACGAGCTTGCTCAGCTTTTGCGAATCTTAAATTGTACATATATCAGCAACCTCCTTTTAATATTTTGCTTTAATAGAGTGGGCGGCGCCACCTCCTACAGAACACCGCCCTATACTCATAGATTAACTGCATATAGCAGTTTTGTTCATTTTATGCTTCTTCAACAACATCCGGCTCATCCAATTTACTATCATCAGTAGTATCGTCTACAACTTGATCATCTCTTTCCATTGGAGGAATATTACCATATGAGTTCCCTGACAGCATCTCCTGCTCTAAAGCAATCTGCTGAAGTTCCGACATAACCTCTTTATCTGTAAGTTTCCTCCACTTCTTCATATAAGACGACCGACTCATTGTTTGAGCCGATACTTCTGCAAGATCAATATTCTTTTCATCCTGCTCATCTTCAGGCAAAGCATAATTATTCATAACTTGAATATCAACCTCAACAATCGGAAGTTCTTCATTCGTATAGTATGGAACAGTCTTAGGATAAAGTGCAGCACCATCAAAAATACATTTGGCAATAAACTCTGCTGCAGCTCCCCACGTTTGCATCTTCTCATCACATCTTACAATCAATGGCCAATACAAAGCTTTTAATGTCTTACCTGATGTAATCACACCTTGCAATTTGTCTGATTCAATATTTGGAATTGATCCTAAACTATGCATCTCATTATCTACACGATCCAATGTAGCAGACAAAGCAGTTGAGTAACTCATATTTGATTCCATTTGACCAACAGAAGCATCCAACACTTCAATACCATTGTTATCTGATTGAATATCCCAAAACGCTCCAGGACCGATTGAAAGATTGCTTGTTGATTCCGAAGAAGCATTGATAGTATAGCGAATAGGATTCATACTTTTTCTTTCTGCGTCAAAATCACTATTTACTAATTTACTGTAGTACTTTTCATACTTAGCATAATCTTCTATCTCCGATTCTCCTCTAATGTCATTGGTAAGACCATCATTGAGAATCACAACTGCAGGAATATATTTAAACAGTGTCCTTCTAGCCGGTACCAATTCCTCTAGCGGCACACCTAAGCCATTATATATTATCTCTTGCACCCAACAGAATCCATCATCTTCCATCCAGTATGTTTTTTTGCGAATCCTTTTTTCCACATTGTTTGAAGCTTCTGTCTCAACAAAAAATGCAACAATCTTTGTCAATACATCTGTACCAACCATTTCATAATAAAACTCTAACGGATTAAGAAAGTCAATAGCTATTCCAGAATCCTCATTGAAGTTAAGAATACAAGCAACCCTCTTTCCAATAAAACAATCCTTTGCAGCTTTCAATACGTTTTTATCAAAGAAGTTCCTCTTTAATACCTTTTGTAGAAAGTTATTCAAAATCGTATTGTTCTCTTTCTGTATCTCTGTTTCGTTTTGATCCTGATTAACATAGAAATCCATTGGCGTACTAAACATGAATCTTGCCTCTTTGTTAACCAGTCCTGCTGCTTTTTTAAACTTCAGCTGACTTGGAATATAATCGCCATTAGTCTTATCAGTTGCAAAATCCATGCCTTGCTTGTATATCTGATAAAACTTCTTAATCTTCCCAAGCTCCTGAAAGAAATCCTCCCTCAGAGTGCCGCTGATGTCATCGTCTAACACTGCATAGGGAATATCTCTATATGAGATGATGTCGCCATCTTCAATCGACATTGAAACATTTACATCAGCATCACTCATTATCTTCATCCTCCTACTTTAAATATTTTTTGTTTACATATCCGACATATTTGCCATATCTTACGTATAACCAAATGTCATCACCAACTGCTGTATAGAAGCCATAACATATAACTTCTTTTCCTTTTGGAATAACATTAATGATAAGCTTCTTTGTACCAGCTCCATTTCTTAAGTTCAAGTCACTTGCGGTAACTGTATAGGCTTTGGAATACTTCGAATCCTTACTCTTTGCTGATTCAGCTGTGTTCTTAGCTGCTGTTGTCTTATTGTTCTTAACTGGCTTAACTCCTTCGACTTTATTATTGCCCCAAGTATCGATAAACTTCTTTGGCGTACCAAATACACTTTTAAGCTTTGAAGTAGTACTGCCCCAATAAGGCAACTGAAAATGTGGCAAATCTTTAATTGACTTCCAATCGCCACCCCATTCCAATCCTAAGTCTTTTCCAATAGCACCTACTTTGTTGAATGTCTTCTTGGTATTGTTGTAAATATCATCAGATGTCTTACCGTCACCATCAATATCCATGTCAAGATAAATATCAAAAGCAACTCCCCATTGATGCATCGATCTGTAGTCTGTCCCTTTTGCATTTGTAACAATCGGACCAGGAACACCATTTCTACCTTTTGCATATAAAGCATTCTGCTCTGCCTCTGTTCTGAAGCATTCACCAATCTTAATCTTAATTCCTGCCTTTAAACACTCTTGTTGAAGTTTTAATGCCTTCTTTTGAGCTTCAGGATGTAACTGTGAAATATTACGCATTCTCTTCCACCTCCGGTAATCCTGCTACACTTGTTAAGATACTTACAATACCTGAAATAATAGCACCACTTGCCACAACCTTCCAATCTACACTCTCAATCAATGTAGCTGCACCAATAATACCGATAGCAGTCTGAGCCATTGTCTTAATAGCTCTCACTCCTGCTGCTTTAACCCATTTCATTGTGTTCACATTCGGATTGAATACATTGTTCTTCATCATCTTTTCCTCCTTTACAAAAATGTTCTTTTAATTGTTGAGTTACACATTCCCATTGACTTGTGAACATTGCTATCCACTCATCTGAAAAACCTTTACTTCTATTGGCCATCTAAGCCACTCCTTTTCTACTATTGTTCTTT